AAGAAGACGACGGCCAAGAAGTCGACGGCCAAGAAGTCGACGGCCAAGAAGACGACGGCCAAGAAGACGACGGCTAGCACGGCCGGCCGTTCGCGATCATATGACGAGACCACGAAGATCAAGTGGCTCGTTTCAGAGAACCCGAAGCGGGAGGGGTCCGCTGCGCACAAGCGCTTTGCAAAGTACTTCAAATCGAAGACCGTGGCCGAGTACATGGAAAACGGCGGTACATCGGCCGACCTTCGCTACGAAGAGAGCCACGGCATCTTGGAGCTCGCGAAGTGAAGATTCTTGTGACGGGGATGACGGCCACGCAGATCGGCAGTCAGCGCCAAAGGCCGATCAACAAGTACGTCAGCGCTCCGGCGCTGCTCGTCAAAGGTCTTCGTGCGCTGCGCCACGACGTCGACTGGCGGCCGGCGTCCCCGTTCGAGAACTTCAAAGAATACGATCGCGTCGTTGTGTTTATGGCCAATCCTGTAATGCTTGGTGCAATGTACCGTTTGGGGGCGTTCACGGCACTCGTCAAGCGGCCCGACGCGATCGTTTCGTTTGACGACTGGCAATTTAAGACAATCATGAATGGTATCGGAACGCTGTCGACCAGGGACTACTATTACCTTTGGCAGTCGACGATCGCCGTGCAGCGTCGCCATAACGAAGAGGTGTTGGCGTCGCCGAGGCTTCGTCGTCGGATTGAGAAGTTTGTGACCGACACGGCGGCCACGCGCACATATCGCCACCGCGTCCTGTGCTACGTGTTCCCCTGGGGCGACGTCGACAAGCTGGGCGTGCGCTCCGAGATCGGCATAGACGCGGTCGACCCGTCGCCGTTGGTCGAGATCCCGTCAGAGGCAAAGTCGTTCGTGCCACCTACCTCGCGACACGGGAGACGCTGGCTTCTCGCCACGTTGGGGGATCACTCGCGCTGGCTCAATGACCTCAACCTGAGGTGGCCGGTCGACTGGTACGGGCACAAAAAGGGAACGCACCCGCGAATCGCAGAATCTGAGCTCGTGGCCACGATGTCGAAGTACGAGGGCCTGCTTTCGCCAAAGTATCCGCACGCCGGCGGCGGGTGGTGGCGGGCACGATTCGTATTTGCGGCAGTGAGGGGCGTACCGCTGCTCGGCGATGCCGCAGAGATGGCTCCCATCGGACCGGCGTATGACGTGGCGCCGCGAGACTTTGAGCGCCTGTCGATCGCCGATCGCGCCGACGTCGCCTACGGGCAGCGGGAGACATTTCAACGTCGATCGTGGTCTCGTCGCAAGTTTTTAAACCAACTCAGGAGAATCATAAATGGCTAAGAAGCCTCAGGCCCTCGGGGCATACGTCTTCGGCGGCGGCTTCACGGAGGGCGTGCGTCGGCACTTCGACGTGCTCGCGCACTTCGAGGACGACGGCTACGGCGTGCGCACGGCACGGGCCAACTTTCCGAAGATGCCGATCTTTGTCGGACCGGACTCGTGGCCGCGCAAGGACTACCGAGGCGTGCCGTTTGTCTACGGCAACCCGCCCTGCGCGGCCTGGTCGGCGCTCAACGGAAAGCGAACACAGGCCGAGCAGTCGTGGGAACAAGATGCCCGCGTCGACTGCACGCGCCGGCACTTCGGGCTGCTCGAGGACCTGCGCCCGACCGTCTGGGTCTGGGAGTCGGTCGACCGGGCCTTTACGACCGGGCGCCCATTCGTCGACGGCCTGGCCGCGCGCGCCGTCGCCCTCGGGTACTCGGTCACACACCTGCGGTTCGACGCGCAGTACGTCGGGGGGAGCCATCGCCGGGTCCGGTACTTTATGATCGCGCACAAGGTCGCGTTTGACTGGGACCGGTGGGTCAAGTTCAAAGAGGCACCGACGACCGGCGAGGTCCTTGCGAGCGTCCAGTGTAAGACAGACGAAGACAGTCGCAAGCCAGTCATGAACGAAAACCTCAAAAAAATATATCGGTATACTCGGCCCGGGGAGAAGTTGTACAACGCGTTCAATCGTAAGAACCCGGAGCACACGCGAAAGACCCGGGCCGCCTCGACCGGGCGCAAGTTCGTCGTCGGGCGGCCCGGGTTTAAGTGGCAGCGCCTCGCCGCCGACCGCGTCTGCCCGTGTCTCGTCGGCTGCACGGCGTTTCACCCGACAGAGGTACGGTACGTCAACTTCGCCGAGTTCAAGGCCCTCTGTGGGTATCCCCGGCGCTGGCGCGTGTTGCCGACGTCGGAGCGCGCGTCTGATATCGATTGGGACGTGATGACCCGCGCCGTGATGCCGCCCATCGCCAACTGGATCGGCGGGCTCGTGCGCAAGGCCATCGATCAGGACAAGCGGCTACGCCGGCCGCGGGTCGAAGTCATCGACTTGCGCAAGGCAACTATTCAACGAGAGGAGCTTTCTTAATGTTTGAACGAATCATGACCGAACAGGCCGCGCTACAAGACCGGATGAACTGGCCGACTGGTAAGGGCGTCGCCGGCGCAAAGGAGAATTTTCTCGCAATGCAGGTCGAGGTAACCGAGGTCCTTGCCGAGCTGCCGTGGAAGCCGTGGAAGTCATACGCCGATGTGCAGCGACTCGAGGCGGTCCTCAATGACCCGGTTGCCCGAAAACGCCTCGCCACGGAGATGACCGACATCATTCAATTCTGGGCAAACGCCGCTCTCGCGCTCGGCCTGACGGCCGAAGACCTCCACGTGGCGCTCGAGACAAAGTGGGGCGAGAACCATCGCCGCGTCGAGGCCGGGGAGGCCGGCCGATGACCTGCGTGACGATCTTCGAAGGCCCCGACGCGTCAGGCAAGTCGACGACGATCGCGCGGCTCTATCCGAACCCGGCGACCGCGCGCGTGGACCACCACGGGCCGTACCTCGGTGAGGCCGACGTCGCGCACCGTTACTTCACCTCGCTGACCCGAGAGACGACCCGCGAGGACATCGTCCTCGACCGCTCGTGGCTCTCAGAGCCGATCTATGGCGTCGTCATGCGGAACGGGGCCGACCGCGTCGGTCGGGCGCGGGCGCGGATTCTCGGACGCGTGGCGGCGACCCGCGGCGGCGTCGTCGCCCTGTGCCTGCCGCCGATCGGGAAGCTCCTCAAGACGTGGCGGGCCCGCGCCGATCGAGAGTACCTCGACCGGGCCGCGAAGCTGGCGGCCGTATACGACCGCTACGCCGAGCTGGCCACCCGGGCGTCGGTCGATGGCCTACCCCTGGTCGTCTACGACTGCCGCCGCAGCGCGAGCCTAGAGGGGCTACGAGACGCCCTAGAGAGGGTCCGCCGGAGGCCGCCTCTCGGCGCCCCTGGGGGCGGGGTCTGGCGACCGGGGGTCTCGGTCCTGATCGTCAGCGGCCGGCCCGGGGGCGGCCAGACGGCGCCGAGCGAGGCGAATCGGACCCCGTTCTCGGGCCTGCACCGGGGCGGGTGCTCCATCTGGCTCGCCGACCGGCTCGAGGCGGCGGGAGTCCCCGAAGACGCCCTCTACTGGGCCAACGCCGCCGACGCGGCCGGCCGGGAGACGGACCCGAGCTTCGTCGGGGCCCTCAGCCCGCGCAAGGTCATTGCGCTCGGTGAAAACGCCGCCGCGTGGTGTCTCCGCGCCGGCGTCACGGCCGCCGAAGTCCCGCACCCGCAGTACTGGAGACGATTTCGCCGTCATGAGCCCTATCCATTAATTGAGGAGCTGCTAAAATGAGTGTCCCGTTCAAATATCGGTCCGCCACCGTCGCGTGGCTGCACATTCTTCAACACCTCGTCGCGCAACGTCACAACGCCGTGGCGCCACGTGGGCAGCGCACGGTTGAGCTGCTGCACAACTCTGTCGCCTACCCGATCGCCCGCCCCGTCGTCGTCGCGCCGGCCCGCAAACTGAGCTATAAGTTCATGGCCGCGGAGGCGATGTGGATCTTGGCCGGCGACGATCGCGTCGAGACGATCGCGCCGTACAACCCGAACATCGCCCAGTTTTCTGACGACGGCGTCACGTTCGCGGGCGCATACGGGCCGCGCATCGAAGAGCAAATCTCGTACGTCGTGCGAAAGCTACTCGACGACCGGGACACCCGCCAGGCCGTACTGACGATCTGGCGGCCAAACCCGGCGGCGTCGCGGGATATCCCGTGCACCGTGTCGATGACATTCAACATCCGGGCGGGACGGCTCAACGCGCACGTGTTTATGCGGTCATCCGACGCGTGGCTCGGCGTGCCGTATGACTTCTTCAACTTCGCGATGGTCGCGGCCCGCGTCGCGTGGCTCTACAACTTTAATCTCATGAACGAAGAGCCGAGAAACCCCGACGTCATTGAGCCGGGCCTCGTCTACTGGACGGCGGCGTCGTCGCACCTCTACGAAAGAGACCTCGAGGACGCGCGGCACGTGCTGAAGACCACGCCCTCGGTAGGGGCCGACGACGTCGACCCGCTGCCGGCCGAGCTCGTGACCTGGCGCGACGGGTGGAAGCGGTTGTGGCAGTCGCTGGAGATTTGTCGTGACCGGCCCGCCGGAGAGACGCCCGCCTGGAGGATTCGCCCGCAATGACCATCGAGCGCACCTCGACCGGGGCGACCCGCCTGGCCCGGCTCGACGACGGCCGGCCGCTGTTCGTCACCGTCAACTGGGACGCCGACGGCCGGCCGCTCGAGCTCTTTGTCCGGCTCGACGACCCGGATCTTCACGAGTGGGTCACGGCCCTCACGCGGTTTGTCTCGATGGCGCTGCGAGAGGGGCTGCCGCTCGGGCTGATCATCGAAGAGCTCGAGGCCGTGCACTCGGCCAAGACGCGCCACGTCCTGCCGGGGTCGACCGACGTCTGCCCGTCGCTCGTCGCCCGGATCGGCGCCGAGGTTCGCCGGGCGTTTGACGAGGGGCCTGGCCTGGCGATGCTATACGAACGTCACACAGAGAGGGAGGGGAGTCATGAGACCGAGTAAAGACGAATACTTCTTAGAGATGGCCCGGGTCGTCGCGATGCGCTCGACGTGCCTGCGCCGCGCCGTCGGCGCCGTGCTGGTCGATGTGGATGGTCACGTGCTCACGACCGGGTATAACGGCCGGCCGGCGGGGATGCCGCACTGCAATCAGGTCACGGGTGTCACAATGGAGTTCGACCCCGAGGGCGACGTCGCCGTCAACGAGTATGACTATGCCTGCGACGGATCGAGCGCGGCGTCGGGGGAGCGGATCGAGGCGTGTGAGGCCGTGCACGCCGAACAGAATGCGCTTCTTCAGTGCCCCGACGCGCGGCTCATCGACGTGTGTTACGTGACCGTGTCCCCGTGCCTGGCCTGCGTCAAGATGTTACTAAATACCGATTGTCGCCGGATCGTCTTTGCCGAGCCATACGCGCACGACGACGCGGCCCGGGCACTGTGGGAGTCGTCCCGCCGCGCCGGTTCGTGGCAGTTCGGACCGTCGCCGATAAAGGAGCCACAGTACTATGAGTAAGTATAAAATCGTCAAGTGCCCGTGCGGTGATCCGCACTGCGCCCAATATTTCTGCGTTCCGCCAATGTATGTCGTACAGGGCGCCGGAATCTCGCGGCACGAGGCGGAGAGGATCAAACGGGCGTTGGAAATGTTAGACGCTGCTGACTTCGCCGAAGAGCTTCGACGCGACGCGGCCGAACAGGTCGGCTTCGAAGTCGGCCTGTTCGACGAGCCGCCCAGGTATCGCGAACATGGCGAGCGATACTGCCCGACCTGCAAGACCCGATTCGACGGTGTCGGCTGCCCGCGGTGCGGCTGGCCATCATACTCACGAGAGGAGGACCACCGATGATGTACGTACTCGCGATCTTTTTGCCGCCGGTGGCGGTGCTATTCTGTGGCCGGCCGTTCGGGGCGGTCCTCAACGTGCTGCTGTGTCTGCTCGGGTGGCTGCCCGGCGTCGTGCACGCCTGCGTCGTGGTGCACGACCGACGCGACGCCAAGCGACTGCGCCGGGTCCGCGACGCATTTCGAGAGGAGGGCGTCCGCCATGCTTAAGGCCGAACACCTGATGCACCTGCAGACGCGCCTCGGGCCGGGCGTCGAGGTCGGAGTGACGGCGGGCGGATCTGATAACGTAGCCAGGGTCGAGATATGCGGCCCCGACGTGACGGTACATCTTTACCCGATGTACAAAGAGTGGGGGGCCGATCCGTTTTTCTGGATCGATCATGCCGCACGCGTCTACTTGTCGGAGGAGAGGGCCGCCCGCCCCGGTCGAAACGAAGAGGAATCTGAGTAACAGAGCACCCGGGCGATCGTCGCGCGGCCCGATAAATCACTAAACTGCGCGGCACACTGAAGAGGAGAGAGACCATGAACTTGATCATCACTGCCATGCTGGCCCTGTCGGCCTTCACCGGGTACGACGTCGGCCATCCGACGACCGCAAAATGCGCCTTTGAGCCGCTCGTGACCGTGCACCATCCCGGCACGAACTACAGCTACAAAGCCAGCGCCTGCGAGGTCGGCAAGAAGACCGTGTCGGTCGACGTCTCGCGGCTGTCGAAGGACCACGGCCAGACGGCCCGAATGGCGCTCAAGCGGTATTCGTTGTAGTAATCCGGCGCCACACGGGCGCAAAGACGAGGGCGGCCCGCAATGGGCCGCCCTTTTTTTTATTCCTGGGTCTCCAGGACCGCGTCAATCAGGCGGTTGTTTGACACCCGGCACGACTGATACCGCTCCGCCCAGAGCAGCATCACTCGCCGGACCTCATTTGCCGACCCGTTTTGTAGCTGCGGGAGCGTCGCCGGCTGACGTTTGAGCATCGACGCGTGAAACGTCGGGGTTCTCTTTTCCACGAGCGGCGGCGTTGAGCAGGCGCACGTCAGCAGGGCCAAAACAAGTACGATTGGGGATAGTCTTTTCATGCTGCTCTGCCTCCTTAGTAAGGGTGCGATAGACGACGTGAACCTTGCCCTTTTCCTGTTGGAGCCTTACGGCCTGATCGTCGACGCGAGTCTGGAGGCGTTGGTTTTCGCGCTCCATCTTCTGTACCTGGGCGGCCTGCCCCTTGGACATCTGCCAGGCACACAGCCCATACCCGCCGACAAATGCCCCGGCCACGACGGCCAGGGCCAGCACCGCGATCACAACTGCCTTGGTCATGACGGACCTCCTACTGTTGAAGTTTGTTCGAGGCCCGGCTGCCCAAGACGTCGCCGACGCTGTTCGCCATAAATCCCACGCCGAACGCCGTCATGGGGTCGAGCCGTCCGGCCGCGTACAGGCTGACGAACCCGGCCAGGGCGCAGACGATCGCCAGGTAGCTCGACGGGCGGTGTCGGACCCAGTACCCCCACGCACCGGGGTAGCTATCGGCCTTCTTGGCCTGCGCCAGCGCCTTGAGGAAGTGCGCCGCCATGCCGAGGAGCAGCATCACGAACGGGTCCGCCAGGACCTTAATCACGTGGTCGGTGATCATCGCAGTCCTCCCTCTTTGTCCGGCGCACGTCGACCACGACCTCGATTCCGAGCCGTCGAAGTATGAACTTGGCAGACAGGTTCGTGGCCGACAGGACCAGCGTGCCCAGAAAGCCACAGATCATCGACAGCGACAACAGCTCGATGGTCGAGTGCGCGTATAGGTATATGTGGCTGGCGACGATGTAGATCGCCCCGCCGAAGAACGCCCCGATGACGGCATACGCAAAGATCAGGTAGCGACGAAGCTGCCCCTTGTCTCGGATGATCTGATAGCCTGCCACAGTACAGCCCCCCATCGCCCCGGCCGCCAGGGCCAGGGCGAACAGCAAGACTTCTAAGACGTCGAAGAAGTGCTCTCCGAATGGTTTAAGCATCAAGCTCACCTCGTATTGTCTTAAGCGCCTGCGCCAGCGCAATACACCCCTCCATCCGCTGGGCCTGTATCTTGTCCTTGTGATGCATGAATTCAGGCTCGACGATCACGGCCGGGCACTTGGTGCGGGCGAGTAGAAAGTCGGGCCCGTTCGCCGGATTCATTCGGTAGTAGCCTTCCTTCACGCCGCGGGACGGGGGGAACAGCTCGGCCATGCGCCCCTGAATGATCTCGGCGGCCCGCTTGCCGGGCTCGCTGCCGGGATAGTACAGCGTCTCGCAGCCGCGCCCGACCGGCTCCGGTGTGCCGTTCACGTTCTTGGTGGCGTAGTTGAAGTGCACCTCCAGGACGAACACTGCGTTGTGCTGTTCGACCTGCTCATTGATGTACGACACCTTTTTTTGCAGCACACCGGTCGGCACGACCTTGATCCCCTCGCCGTACCGAAACGCGATCTCGGAGACCCACTGTGTCGCCTCTTCGTGCTCGCAGTACCCCTCGAAGCACGCACCGGGGGCGGCGGGGTAATGGCCGGCAGAAAGTAGTACGATGCTCATAGTTTACGTGTCCTCTTCCAATTGGCCGCGACTACCTGTACTCCTGGGGGCGTTACGCGGGAGAGCGGTACATTGTCTAGTTTGATGTACCCATTCTGTATTGCGTCTCCGAGTATGAAGTCACTACCGTCCTCATCCTCTAACGCCGAGACATGATGGCACAGATCACTTACCGGGTCGATCAGTACCACCACGTCGTCGACCGCTAAGTTTGTAAATGGGTGCGGGACTAGCGGCATGTCGGCCTGTTGCATGGCCCGGTCGATCATCTTGCGCTTGTAAGATCCGTTCTTCTTTGCGTCCAACGCCTCCGCCAACTTGACCGGATCGGACTTCGCCTCTTTCAAGTCAAATGGTACGTCTAGCACGAGCTTAAATGGCGATCCCTTGTTGTCGTAGCCGTGTGGGCGCAGGTCCGTGGGTCCGTTGTTGTGCCAGGGCGCCTCGGGCGCGACCCAGAGCTGCTTCACGTTGCCCGACTTGTCGATAAGCGCAAACATAAACTTTCCGCAGACTCCATCGCCCATGTCGTAGGGCGGGGACGCCTGAATGTAATAGACATATCCTCTGGTCGTGTCGCCGCCGCCAGTTGTGCCTATCCAAACGTAATTGACGTATGAGCCGCGCCCTGTTGTTCCGTATGCCGTTATTCCCGCCGCCGTATACCCATCACTAGAATAGGCCCCGAATGTCCCAACACCAGAGGTGACATAGTCCGCTCCCGCGCCGCCCGTAAAACCGACTTTTGGCGCACCGCCGATTGTATAGCTACCGCCTGGGCTCGTATAGAAATAAGCGGCCGCCCCCAGGTCGCTAATTGTGATGTCATGATAACTACTAGCTATCTTGATCTGCGCCTGTCCGACAATGTTCGACGCCAGAACGCCCTGCGATGTAATTTGTGGCGCGCCGCTGTCCCCGGCCGCGAATGCCGCGAGGTTGTCGCGCAGGTTCTGCATCTGCGTGCTCGTGAGCACGGACCCGTACCCGAACGCCGATGATTGATCTACCCAGGTCATGTCGTTACCTCTTGGCTATGGCGGGGCGCGGCCCGTGCTTGAGTTCGTCGATGAAGTCCGCCACGGCGGCCTTGTGCACCGGACAGAGTTGTGGGTTGTCGACGCCGTCGAGTTTGATCCCATGAAACGCGCCCCAGCCGGGGAAGCCATGACCGGCCTCGCGTTCTGTGTATGCCTGCCCGCACACGTCGCAGACGATCTTTCGCAGTATCGGCATTGCCGGTCTCCTATAACAGTAGGTCGGTGGTATTATCGAGCGTCGAGACATCGAGCGTGAACTGCCCCGAGTACTGCGATGCGTCGATGTCCGTCTCGAACTCCCCGGTATCAAGGTTAAATTGATACCCCATCAGCCGGTACGACTCGCCCGAGATGCCGCGCTGTTCGTCCGTCACCGTGATGGTGTCGCCAATCTGCCGCACGGCGGGGACCAGCGGAGCTCGCACGCGCAGCTTGGGATACGGCATCGCCTTGACGTATGTCTCTCGTGTGGCCTGTACGTTGGCCGAGGTGCTGTCCACGTACCAGACGAAGTCTGACTTCTGCGTCTGGTCGCGCGCGCCGAACGTATTGACCGAAGTCGTATTGACCGACAGGCCCGTGATGGTCCACGTGTCAACCGACACGTTGTAGCCGCCGAGCACGTACTGCCGATTGACGATGTCCGCGTCGTTGACTTCCAGTGACAGGTCGAGGATCGAGTCGTTGTCGAGCACCGTCTGCGCCGAGTCCGCTGCGCTAAATCGGCGAAACGTGAGCATATCGTTCTCGACGAAGATCGCCGACTGCGTGTAGTCCGCCAGTTTGGCCAAGACCTCACTGCACTTCTTGCCCTGGATGTTGCCGTTCATATACACGCCGTCGGCACTGAACACGGCGGCCCAGTCGAGCCAGGACTGGTAGTCGATGTCCGGGTTGCTCGTTGACTGCACGCCCGAGTACCCGCCCCAACTCGTGACCACGGCCCAGGCAATGTCGGGCGGTGTGGCCGAATCGGTAAACGTCACGGGCGCGTCGTTGGTCCCGACTTCGCGCTCGGTAAGCTGTTTGAACTTGTCGAGCAGCGACAGCGTGGCCTTGCCCTTGTCGTACTGCATGTGGTCGGTCTTGCCCGAGTACAGCGTGACGAGTTCGTCGCCACTGGTGGGGTGTGTAAACCCGAACCGCACTAGGCATCGCTTTGCCAGACTCGCGTTGCTCTGATAAAAGAAATTGAGCGCTCCGTCTTCGTTCGCGAGATCGACGTTCACGCTCTGCGGCCGCACGCTGTTCCAGTCCCGCTTGACGGTCGGCCACTTAAGGACGCGGTCGGAGTAGTCCGAATTGACCGCTGTCGTTACCAGGGAAAGTCCGACCGAGTCGAGCAGCGGCCCTGGCGTATTGATATCCGACATCGAGAACACGGCCCGAAATTGCAGTCGCGTATCGGCCGTGATTGTGTCCGGCAGCGTATCGATAGGTGATGCGTCAGTCCCGGCCGTCCACGCGCCCCAATTGGACCCGGCGTCGGTCGAGACGCGGGTCTGCAGCGCAAGCCCCTGCCCATTGAGCGATGCGGACCACGTCAGGGAGCTGGTAGCGACCGGTAGCGCGTTTGACGTGGGTGCATACTCACTCGAAGTGAAGTACGACGGATACGGCGATGGGTGCGATGACCATACCGGCGACACAATGTAACCGGTATTTGCGTTTGTCGTGATGTCTCTGGCATACGAACCGGAACCTTCATCAAACGGAAGGCACAGCAATAAATCGACTTCAGACCCATCGGCCTTATAGACAGATAGACTGCTTATGTCGGTATCTGGTATATATGAAGACCACACACGAAAATTTGCGACCCTGCCTATCCAATAAGACCCCGTCTGTAAATAAGCAGCGATGCCCAATTCTTTTGTGCCGGGGGCAAACGGGCCATGATAGAAACCACCGCTAGCCACCAACACACCGTCTCTGTGTATGGTCATAGGCTGCCCGGACCCAGCACGAAATACCCAATGTCCATATACGTGATTCCATGCACTATTCCAAGCCTTGGTTAAACGCTCGCTACTACTATCGCCAAAGTCCCAATAAATAATACCGTCGACCCACGGGAAATGACAATTAAGTCTATTCGCACTATCATTGGGGTTGGCTTGAAACAGAGACGAATATCTGGCATTCGCCTCTGGCCTAACCCATGCGTCAATAGTAATGCAGTGCATCGTATCGACCCAAGACGTCATATCAATACTACGGACAGACGTGTTTCCAGACGGGCCGCATAGGTAAATGTCACTATCACTACTGACACCGACAAATCCATCGCTCGTCACGACGCTATTCGAATTGACGCCCACCGCCCAATCATCGTAGGAGTCGACGAATGTCTCCCACGAACCACCTACGTGATTCTCAATCTCAAATCTACGCACCGGCTCAGCCGTGCGCGACTGGAGTTGTGTCTGAAACCAGCTGGAGACCTGATAGCTCATCAGTAGGTCCCCAGCTCGATGGTACCCGAAAACAGACTGTCGTATGGCTCGACGTACTTGCCGATCGGCGGATTCTTCCCGACCAGGTGCACACTGTGCACGACCGTATCGCCCGAGGACATGAACAACAGATCGGTGTTCGACTGCCACCACGAATTGACGACGGCCATCGTGGCCGAATCGACAAACGACACGCCGAACTTAAAGCCGTCGAAGTGACCCCACTTATAGACGTACTCGCGCCCGCCGCGGGCGCGGTGCCGGTCCTCGATTTTCTCCCCGGTCTGTTGAAAGTCCCAGTTGGGGTACAGCGTCACGCCGGTATTGCTGTCGACGAATAGCCGGTACATCTTACTTGCCTCCCAGCATGTAGGTGGGCTTTACCCCGGCCTTGGCCAGTCGGTCGAAGGCCGGAAAGAGCTTTTCGGCGACGAGGTCGGACAGCTCCGCCGGGGACATGCTACGCAAGTCCGTGCCGGTGATTTGAATCGTTAGCCCGCCCTCGATCATCATTCCGCCCCCGCCGGACCGCTGTTGTGACAGATACGAAGTCAAGTCCTTGTTCTGCTGTGGCGACACGACGCGCTCGCCCTTGTTCAGCAGGAAGGTCTGCTCCTTGGGCACGTAGTCCATGCCGCCATGGGCCGCGCCGCCGATGCCTGCCCCCAGGCCCGCGCCTGCCGCCGCCGCCCCCGCCGCGCCTGCCGTCGCGAGCCCGAGGTTCGTCGCCGCCACGGCGGGGGCCATCGCCCAACCGTACAGCGGGATCGCCGCTGCTGATGCAAACGAGTTCGTGTAGGTCTGCGCGAGGCCAGAGGCGAGTTGCGCGCTCGCCTGCGACGTGATGGCGGCCTTTTCAATGCCTGCCAAGATCAACCGCTGCACGCCGATCTTGATGAGCATCCCGAGTAGGGTCTTAAGGACATTGCGGGCAATGTTTTGCAGCGCGTCGGCCATGGACCCGCCCTCGACGATGACCTGCGCAAACGTATCACCGATGGTCCCGGCCGCGTTGGTCATCATATCGAACAGGCCGGAAGCCAACTGATGCGTGATTGTGCCCGCCTGGTTCTTGAAGTCGTTAGTGAGCTGGAGCATCTCTTGCGAGAATGTCTTGGCCGCCACCGTCGTCTTTTGTGCCGACTCGCTGGCCGCGTCACCGATCGTCTGTAGCTTGCTGATCATCATGTCCGCCGACGCGCTCGCTTTGGACATGTCGATATTCAATCCGCTTGCCAATGCCTGACCTGCGTCGTGTGACGCGAGCTTGATCACTGATACGTCACCCTGGATGCCCTTGATGATCTGCTCGCGCGCCTTGCCGATGTTCTTGATCAGCGACTCGGCCATGAACTTGCCAAGGTCCGGGGCATTCTTGCCGTGCGTCCAGTTGTAGATGGCCTTGCCGAGCCACGACCCGAAATCGTTGAGAATATGCGTCGTGGCCTTGACGCCCTCCCACATGCTTACCGCCAGGCCGTGCCCAATGGCGAACAAAATGACCACGGCCGACTGTGCAAATTTGCCGAGGCTATGCAAAAACCGCGTCAACACTTCGGTGTTGCCATTGAATATCTTCTTGAACGTGTCGCCAATCTGCCCGAGCACGGCGACGAAGGTAAAGAACCCGTGCAGCGCCCGCTTCGTGAACGATTGCACCGAGGCGATCATCCCCGACGTCGCATCGGCAAACCGATTGCCCAGGCCGGTGAATACGGGGATAAGCTGATCCGCCACCGCCCGCGACACGCCCTTGATGCTGCCCCAGGCGCGGCCCATCGCGTTGGTGAACTCCTCGGCGTTTGCGGCGGCCTGATTACTGACCACCAGGCCGAGTCGCTGCGCGTCCTCGGCCATCTTCTGCATCGCGGGGGACCCCTGCTTGAGCATCTGAATGACAGACGTGCCCTCGGAGTCGAACAGGGTAAAGGCGAGTCGCAGCTTGTTTGCCTCGCCGTGCACGTTCTGGAACTTATCGGCCAGGGTCGTCATCTGGTCCGACAGCGGGAGCTGGGCAAACTTCTTGGCATCGATGCCGAGTTCAATCAATCCCTGCCGCGCAGACCCGAACCCCTGCGCGGCCTCCCCGACGCGACGCGTCATGCGCTGCACGGCGAGGTCGAACTGTTCAGACTGCACCCCGGACTGTGAGGCGACGAACTCATATTGCGAGAGCTGATCGACCGCGACGCCAATACGCCGCGAGAACTTGGCCAGTCGATCCTCGCTGTCCGCTACCTTCTTGGTGAAGTAGAAGGTGGCAGTGGCAGCGGCAGAGGCCCCAGCGGCGAACTTCGCGACGGTCTTCACCGTCGTGCCGATGGTCTTACTCACTTTCCCCATCGGCCCGGAGAACTGGTCCACGCCCCGGATCGTAAACTCTATGACATTCGACATCGGAGCCTTACCCCTCGTTAGTGTTGGCCTTTAGCCACGCCATCGTCTCGCTGCCCATTACCGACATGGCCCAGACCACCAAGTGCTCCTGCTCCGCGTACGCGCCGCCAGTGGGCCACTCGATCCGCTGCACGCCGGTCGACGCCCCAATGTTGTGCGTACCGCGAAAGGCCAACACCCACTCACTGCATGGCAGTCCGGCAATCAATTGGTCTCGATCGAGGTCGATTCCTTCGAGACTTCGTCGGACTGCACGCCGGAGTTTTTTTCGTCGTCCTCATTGACGAATGACGCCTTCAACAGCCGCGATGCCATGTCTGCCTGCAGCGAATAGAAATACGCCTCTCCGAGCATGTGCTCCAGGTCGATAGTCGAGCCGTCCTTGGCCGTCAGGCCCCGGAAATTCGATACGTACTTCGGTAGCAGGCCGATAGTCGCGTCGATCAGACGCACGTTGTCGGAGATGCTCATTACCACCTTGCCGTTCTCGTCCGGCTCCGGCATCAGTGGCTTGAGCATCGCCATATCGACCTTCTTGAGGCGTTGCGACGTGTACGTGATCGTGTCGCCGTCAAACTCGACGGTCTCTTCCACCCGTGGTGTGAAGTTACTCATGCTAATAGCTCCTCTCTTTGTTGCCGATTAGTAGGCGGTCTGTGTGTTGGTCAGCGTGATACGGAACGGAAACCCGGAGTCCACAGAATACACGCCCTTGGCAGTGAACGACACGTCGATCGGACCGTTACCGCCCGCATTGGGCTTGAACTCCGAGTACCGGAACATCGGCACTTCGACCTTCACGGCGTCCTGGTAGCCACTGGAGATCGTGGTCGGGCCCTTGAGGTAGGCCACCAGCTCGCGCTCGGACTGTGACACCCACTCATCGAATTCGTTGGTATCGGAGAAGCGCAACGTGCCAGAGATCGTCGTCACGCGCTCGCCCGTGCGCTTCACAAAGCGGGGGAACTTGCCGCGCGCCGGGTCGAGGGACCACTCTGGGCCGATGTTCTCCTCGTCCTTGATATTGAGCGCCGAGATCATCGGCTGTGCCGACCCACCGATGGTGACGCTCGTAACGTCCCAAGTCCAGCGCTTGCCCACGGGATACGTAGGCGTGACGTTGGCCTGCTGGTCGAAGTTACCGCCCGCGAACGTCACCTTGGCTTTGAGAAAGTCGCCGTTCGGCATGTCGAGTTCGAGAGTCGTACCGACGAGATCATAGAACAACTGCGCCGATCCGGTCTGTAGGTACTTGTACAGTGTGACAGGGACGTTGGCCGCGAAGTCGTCGAAGTCATCCGTGCGCGGCGTGAAGACGTGCTGGTACACGTCCGCCGAGGCCTCCTTGGTGCTCGTGGGCGGGCCGAGTACGGACTTGAGCAGCGCACCGAGCGGGATCGGCTGCGCCGTCGCCCCGACGTCACCGGGGCACTGGCTCTTGCCGGTGTAGTGGTCGCCCTCGTCGAATACCCCGCGCATGTTCGGGTCGATGAGCTGCTCCTGTTCGAGAGCCACGCTCTCGTCGGTAAACGGGATCGTGAACAGCGAATCGACCTTAGCAGTGCCGAAGCTGTTCTGGAACCCTATGGCCAGGTGGGCAGTCTGCCCGTAGATTTTCTTTGCCATGGTTAGTTAGCCTCCTGATTGTCTTCGGCCTTCGCCGGTTTAGTCTTGCCACTGGGCACCTTGTGACGCGTGGCCAGCCCCTCTTTGATGAGCGCGACGGCCATGTTCTCCGGCACTGACAACGTATGACCACGGCGGGCCATACCGCATCCCGGTACCATGCGCTCCTCGCCCCTCCAGTCAATAAGTACGTAGTTCATCCTGCCCCGACCTCCGCGGTTACTGTGATGATGGCATTGGGGAAATACACGTTCTCGTCATCCTCGGTCTCTACGAACGTGTAGTCGACCGATAGCGCTGTCAGCATGTCAACCGTACCGCCGAGCGTCGGGTCGGCCCACAGAGCGGCGACGGTCAATTGTTCGTAACGCGCGAGATCCACCTCGGCCTGAGCACCCTCGCCCGTCGGATCGGCCGCTTGCACAACGACCTTAATCTCCACAGAGGCGTCCCAGCTCTGTGCATGATGCCCAAGCGTGCCGGGGGCGTAGGTCACCGACGCGCGATAGACGCCGGCCCATGGCGTACGGCCTGGGTCCGTGTTGATGACCTCGGCGCGCTCGACGTCGAAGCCCTCTTCGATCAGGGCGGCGTCCTTCTTTAGCTGACGCTCCACCGCGCGCGTGATCTTTGAAACGTCTACCATGCTCATGGCTTGAGTACCGTGTTATCGATGCGCTTCTTGTAGATTCGGTCCACGTCCTTCTTCACCTCTTTCTTGCGGGGCAGCATGCGACGTGGCGGCAGGCCCTTGGTCGGGTCGCCCTTGCTCTGTTTCTTAGCATAGTCGAGGTCGGACCCGATGCCCGCGTTGCGCCTTGACCAGAACGGCACAAAGCTGTGCCGCAGTCGGCCCGTGTCCTGCTCAAGTTTGGCCGAGGCATCGAGCCCGCGGCCCTTGACCCAGCGCCCGCCGGCCGCGAACGGGGCCCAGCCGCCGACCTTGCCGCCCTCGGTCTGAAAGTTCCGCTGCACCCAAGTGTCCAAGAACGTGGCCACCCGGGCGTTAGGCACCTCCAGCTTCTTGAGCTCATCGACGCGCTTCTCCCGGCGCCTCTTGAGCTTATCAAGCGGTGGCTTTACCTCGAGACTGATCGGAGGCTCATTGCCGGCCATAGTACTCGTCCTCCTGTTCGTCGGGGTCGATCTCTTGAAAGAGGACGTCTTCCTTGTCGAACGCCGGGCTATACGCCTCCGTATTTGACCAGGCCGTGGCGACGTCGCCAGTCACCTGGTCGGCACTGGTGGTCATCATGGAGGCCTCGCCGCTCAAGAGCGCGTCAATCCGGTCGTTTAGGTCTTTGACCAGGGCGTCTCGCCACTTCACGTTACGAAATCGAAGCGCCCGCGCGTAGGCGGCGTCGATCATGAGATCCACCACCGTAAGGTTGTTCACGCTAAACGGCACCGTGAACTTCCGCGCCAGCCGACCCTCGACCCACGACTCGGCAAACCGGATCTGCGCATCGTCCATCTCTGCCGCGCCGGTGTCCTTTTTTGCCGCGTCCGGGTAGCGGGCCACGACGTCATCCCATTTGATGTATCGTGCGCTCATGCTAGTCTACCTGATTAGTGACGGCCCAAAACTTCTGACGCCGCCGGTAGGTTGCATACGTCGCTCCGCCTGGGCCAGGCCCCGGGCCAGCCCCGTGGCCACTGCCGACCAAGGTGACGAACTCACCGACGTAGAACCCCGGCGTGTCTGGGACGGCCACGTTTGCGTAGTAGAGACCGCTGCCGGAACTCACCAGATCGTATGTGGCGATCACCGTCTCTGAGCCAGTGTATATCGTCACGTGGCTCGAATTTGCCTCAATGGTGACGCCGGACGAGACCCACGTAAACCGCGCAGTGTCCCCGACTTGAAAACGCTTCATAGTATCGAGTCCTCCGTCGATGCCGACAACGATAGGTTCTAGACTGACGCCGGTCTCTATGTCCATCACATGTACCGATAGCCGAACTTGTCGAGCCGCTCGTCGTTTAACTTTTTGAGCAGCTTGTCAAGGTGGTCTCGGGCACAGAATCGGGCCAACACCTCGGTACCGTCGCCCTCGTTCAACGGGCGGCCGTAGAGGTCGGCGTCCAGCACCAGGCGATAGGTGAAGACCTCGCCGACCAACTGCGCGCAACCGGTATAAAACTCCAGGGCATTGAGCAGCATCCGGCCGTCGGCCTCTTCCAGTAGCTCCTCGAAGAGCTTCACGCCCTCGGCCGCGGTCTTGACCATCTCGTCGGTCACACGGCCTTCGCGCTCGTGAATTCGCTGGGCCATCTGTGCGCAGTCCCGCAGCATCAGCATCTTGCCGAGCGTGCGCTTCGGGTGCTTCTCTCGGTCCTTGAGCAGCAGCGGGAAGTTGCGCTCGAACCGCCCGCGCCGCACGCCCTCGGTGGCGTAGGCGGGGTGGGACACCCGCAGGTGCTGTGTGACGTGGACCCGACCCGGCCCGTTATTCAGGGACTTCTCCGGGTGCTCATGCACGACGCCATAGAACCGGATGCCCCGGTGATTACGAAACAGCTTAGCGGGTAGGTCAGTCTGCAGAACCTGGGGCGGGTCAATGGCGAAGTGATGCTGCTGAACCGCATAGGCCCCGAATTGATTGGGCCGCAGCTCGCGGAAGTAGTCGGCCCCGGCGAACACGGTCTCGTCGGAGTCGATCCACAGCACCCAGTCACCGCTCGCCTTCTCGACCGTGGCGTTGCGCGCCTCGTCGAACCCGATCTTGGTCGGCGAGTCATTCTCGAATACCGTAAACGGCAGCTCGGGCCAGTGCTCCTGCATATAGCCTGCCACGATCTCGCGCGTCTCGTCGGAAGTCTCGGAGTCTACGGCCATTACCAGCTCGTCGACCAGCGGGAGCGCATGCTCCAGGCAGTGGCGAATCGACCCAGCCGCGTCCCGCACGATCATGGCCAGCGTCACGGTCTGGCGCGGTGAGAGCTGGCGCAGCTTTCGGTCATAGTCAATCGACCTGGCGCGGGCATCTCCGGTCTTTCGGAATGACCACACATAGGACCCCACCGGCTCCGGAGCGTTCGGCTGTGGGGCCACCTGCACCTTGAAGTCATCGAAGTGACCGACCATGTCGTGCAGGTCCTGTCGCTCGAAGTGGTGCACGTGGTTTCGCCACGGCCAATGCGCCTTATAGCCGCGAGACTCCCACGGCCCGTAGGGCGTCGTGGCGATGAACAGACCGCCCTCGTTCAACGCACTGTGCAGCACGTCGATGTGTGCCTGCGGGTCCATCACATGCTCCAGGACCTCGGCCGCAATAATGGCATCGAATTTGCGGGCAGCCAGCGGGTCGAGCCTGGTCGTTACCAGCGGCTCGTTGGCGGCTTTTGCGAAGACCTCCGATCGCTCATGTATACGACCTTCCTCGACGTCGACCTCTCCGACGTAGAACTCGACATTGTCGCACTTTGCGTCTGCGGCCCACTGGCGGGCCTTTTCGATGTTGGACTCGGAGATGTCGACCCCGACGAACCGCAGGTGTGGGAATGCCTTTGCAAGCGGGATAATGTACGCCCCGTGCGCGCAGCCATAATCAAGGACCGTGCCCCCCTCGCTGACCGCAGGGCCAGAATCACGACCGCCACGCATAAGACGATCGGCCACCGAACGAAAGCGCATAGTGCCAGTGACGTCTTCCGGGCCGTACTCCACGCCCCGGTCTTTTTCATACTGATAGTACGCGGCGTAGTGGTCGCGGTACGCCTCGGGGCTTTCGGTGAAGGCATAGCATTCCTCCAGCTCATTGAGCTTGGCCGCCACGATCGGATCATCGCGATCGACGGGATAGTGCTCCAGGTAATGCCGGGCGGCATAGACGTCCGACATGCGGATGAGGTCGGTCAAGATCGCGCCGGGAGAGCCGCCAAACTTCGAGTCAATGACACTTGTCAGCCGGTCCACGGCGTGGCCCCATGAATACAGAAATGCCGCGTCGCGTTGGGCGACGGACATGTCGGACAGCCGACCATTCTTGTACGCGCTGTGCACGGCGTTGGCGAACCTCTCCAAGTCGGGCTCGCCGTCTTTCAGGTCGAGCAGCCGCGCCCCGGCACCCTTGGTCGTCTCGGGCAGCGCCCCCGTCTTGAATGCAAAGAACGGCAGCCCGGCCGCCGCGCACTCCATCGCGACGATGCAGGACGTGTCTTCGAACGACGTCGGGTAGACGTACGCATTACATAGGCGCATGACGTCGGCCAGCTCCTGTTTGCTCAACGCGCCCAACATCGTGACGTTCGGCAGGCGCTCGCACTGCGCGTTCAGATAGTCATAGTAGTCCTTCATCTGCCCTGTGGTGTTGACATATCCGCATACGTACAGATGGTAGTGCGGGTCCTTGTTAGCCAACAGCTCCATGACTCCGCCGGGCTGCACCAGCTCCTCCAGGCCGCGCTCGGGGCGGGCGGCGAACAACAGCGGCTTGCGCCCGTTGGATCGGTCCTTCGACACATGCCTCGCGGGCGCATCGGCCGGAACATTCCACAGGTCCTTATCGAACAACGACAGGTCAATGCCATTGCCGATAGAGTGTACGACGTCCGGGTCCAGGTCATAGACCTCGCACACCTGCCGCTTGTGCCACTCGGACACTGTCAGCACGCCGTCTACGTTGACCATCTGAGCGTTGATGTTTCCCTTGAAGCGGTGCAGGGCCAGGTCGTGCAGCCACAGCAGATTTACCTTGGAGGCATACTTGTGGGTAAAGGCATTCGGGTGGCGCTGAATGATCAAAACGTCGTGCGGCGTGTGGGCCGCGTAGTAGTGGAAGTGCTCGCCAAGTGGGGCTGCCTCGGTGGCCTTGCCCGCCGGCACGTACAGGACGCCATCCCACTCGCCGCCCTTGTTCGTGTTGGTGAACATCGTCACCTTGTGACCGCGCTCGGCGAGCTCCATGGCCACGTAGTACGCCGCCGTCTCGCTGCCGCCGAGGGCCTCGGTCTTGATGGTCTCGCCGTTGAACGGCAGACCTCCGCAATGAATCACTATGTACATGGTCTGTGCTCCTTGTCAGCTAGTAGCTACCTATGATGGCCCGGCGTTACTTACCGGCCTTTTCGTTGCGCTTTTGTTCGTGCACCTCGGCGCGACGCGCGGCGTTGGTCACCGGCTTACCGTCGATCATCATGATGCCGAATGAGCCCGGGTCTTTCTCCTTGCGTGCCATCTCTTCTTCGCGGTTCGGGTCTTTCTTGTGTGGGGTCAGTGCCATCTGTCTGTCCTCTTGGTCGTGTTGGTGGCCGTCCCTGGCCATTAGTGTCCTAGCCTATCGTGCTACCTATTAGGTGGACGAGGTGCAATTGGTGAGCAGGAAGCCGTAGTCGGCCCCGGTCACCTTCTGGTCCTCCGTGTAGAACCCGAGCTCGATCTCCTCGCTCTTCGTCTTCGGGTTGTACGGATGCCGCTCGGCCTGCATGTTCGGGATGCCGGCCTGTGTCCACCGGAACTCGTACATAAAGGACGGCTCGAAGATGCTCGGCGCGCCCGGCACGTACTCGGCAAACACGTGGTCGGCCCAGATGGAGGACAGGTCCTCGCTCTGGCCCTCGGCCCCGGTGTTCTCGTACGTCTCGCCGACCAGTACCTGGCCCACGTCGAGCAGGTTCGCCGCCTGATCACGGGACGGGAAGCCGCCGCCGTTGTTGGTGCCGAAGATCAGGTTGCGCACCGTGTCGTTGCGGCGGAAGTGCCGCCAGGCCTGGACGCCCATCACGACCTTGTTCGGCCGCTTACCAGTCAGGTCCTGCACGTTGTCGAGCATCGTCTGCACGTCGGAGAGCGGGTCCGAGTTGGTGTGGTCGGTCCAGGACGAGCCGCACGCCGAGTACGAACCGACATTGCTGCCGGACGTCACGGTCAGGGCCACACGGGACTCCTTGTTGATGAGCAGCTTGGTCTTCAGAAACGTCGCCGCCCCGTTGTAGAGCTTCTGCACGTAGATCGGGTCGGAGTTGTTCCGGTCTTCCAGCGTGACGTCGGTCTTGAGCGCGCGATTCTTGCACAGGAACGAATCGCTCGAGACGTTGCGGTGCACCTTGTTCGCCTCGGTACCGGGGGCTCGCAGGTCGTTGTCCGAACGCAGCAGGTCGCCGCGGCTGAAGATCGGAATCTGCCCGCTGAGGTTCGGCACGGGGACCGTCGGGCAGAGCTGATCGGCGATCATCTCGGCCGGGGTGTAGTCGATCGCCAGGTTCGAGAGCGGCACGTCGATGTGCAGCTCGCGTCCCGTCGCGGCAAAGACTACGCGCTTCAGTTTGTTAGCCATAGTAGCTTTCCTCTTAGTTCGTTGTCAGGTCAGGCCGGCGCGCGCTTACTGCGAGCTCGTCTTGACCGCGGCGCCATTGATGAAATTGCCGAAGAACGAAAAGATGTCCCCCGACGCCACGGCGGCGTTGAGGTTCTTCCCGACCGGCACGGCATTGTCTCCCGAAGCGACAGCGATCAGAAAACCGCCCGAGGCGACCTTCAGACCGGCCTGCGCCGCGACCGCGGCCCCGGCGATGCCCTTCATCTTGCCGAATACGTCGACCTGAGCGCCGACACCGGACGCGCTGGGCTTATTGCGCAGCGAGCCGATGGCGACGTCCGAGGACTCGGCGAGCGTGCCCGCCAGGTCGATGATGCGGTACTGATAGGCGGACAGATCCGCCCCCGCTTCGACCGTAAAGTCGATGGTTCCATTTTCGGTAGCCATGTTACTGGTTCCTCCGTATCTGTTGTGCCGTCAAGCGCCGAAGAGTGCGTTACTCTTCGGTCGCGTACCCGGTGGCGTCGACGTGCTCGCGGGCCAGCTCACGGTTGGCGTTCATGACCTCGATCAGGGCGTCGCCGTACGTCAGCTCGGGGCGCTTGAGACGGAGCTGGTGCACTTCGGCATCGAGCCGATCGCCCGCGTCGCCCTGCGCGCCGCCCTGACCGCCCTCGCCCTGGCCGCCCGTGGCCTTGCCGCCGGTGGCCTTCTTTTCGACGGAGAAGACCTTCAGCGTCTCGTCGAAGTCCTTCTCGTCGAGACCGGCCACGCGCTCGTCATTGTCGAGGCCGTACATCGCGGCGATGCGGTCACGGTGCGCCGGGGTCAGGCGCTCGTCCTTGACGGCGTCTTCCAGCTTACCGGCGAACTTCTGGCGCTTGAACTGCACGGCCTCCTTCTGCTCACGCTCGGCCTTGGCCTTGGCCTCGGCCTCCAGGCGCGCGGCCTTGTCGTCGGCGGCCTGCTTTTCGCGCTCGAACTGCGCGGCCTTGTCTTCCGCCTCGCGCTTTTCGCGCATCAGCTTGTCGTACTCTTCCTGGGAAATAGGCATCGAATTGCCCTCCACGTTGTTGATTGAGCCATTCTCGTCTGTGGCCAGGCTGAACGCCACGCGCCGGTCCGCGACCAAAGGATCGCGGCCCATGTATGCGGTGAGGTCCGCCAATGTATTCACTGCCGGGAGGGCCGACCCCAGCAGCGCGACTCCGCTCATCACGAAGTCATAAACTTTTCCGCCGTGCTTGACGTCGAAGTCAAGTTCGATGGACACCTTATTGTATCGTTTCGCCTTGATGGCGTCGTACACGATTTTGGGCAGCTCGGAGAAGTGCGCCATCAGCTTCGGCTTGCCGTCCTGCCCGTTGGCCACCCAGAGTTTGGTCACTCGGCCGAGGGCCGGCAGGCCGTCGGTCAACGGCTGCTTATCGTCGTGCCCGAGCTTCAGTGGCACCTGGTGGACCTTCGCAAAGTGGTCGAAGTTCGCCACCATCGACTCCAGGTCCTTGAGCGAAAACGGGTAGCCGTTCCACTTACCGGGGGCGAACACCTCGGCATCAAGCTCGTAGGTCGCCTTGCCCTTGAACTCGGCGTGCAGGGCCTCGACCAGTGCGTCGTCGAGCTGCTCGCGCGTCATGCCTTCACTGATATTCAGGGCAGCGAGCTGCGCGTTCGCCTTTTGCTCCGACGGGTGGCAGCCCATCTCTTTGCCGTCCGCCTCTTTGACGACGCACCACTGGTCGCCCTTTTGAGTGACTTTGTATGGCATCAGCCGAAGCCCTCCTGTGGTTGATTCTTCACGGCCCAGGTATTCGCGGCCACGTTGTCGTCTTGCGTCACCGCCACGAGCAGCGACCGACAGTTAAAGTGGTTGGGCGGGCGCAGCGAGTCCCACTGCGCCGCGTCCTTCGGCGCGACGTACGGGCGGCCGTCGGGGGAGTCTTCGCCGCCGAGCTCTCGGCAAATTGGCGTCGTGCGTCCGTCGAGGATCGCGCTATACTCCAAGTCCGTGACATAGCCGCCAGTCGCGTCAGAGGTGAACATCGAATACCGCGCTTCGTTCATTGCGTCGAAGACGTTGGTGCGGATGACCGTGTCCAGGCGGGCCGACGGGTTTTGCACCTGAAGCGCCTCGCCCAGGGCGTCGGCGGCCTCTTGCGCGTCGATCATGCCCTTCGCGGCAAACTGCGCGTAGACGTCTTGTTTGACCTGTTCGAAGGACTTGCTGTATTTAATGCCATTGATAAGAATCTGCTGGATCAGCTTCAGCGCGTCGCCCGACAGGTTGCCGGCCATCGTAAACGCCTTGGCGTCGAGGTACTTCGCGGCGATGTCCCCGACAGACGCGAACTCGGCAAAGTGGTCCTTCGAAAACTTCGGCGTCTTTGACGCCATCTTGAGCTCGTTCTCAGCGTGCATCGTGCCGATGTCCCACCCGTCTTTTAACGACTGACGTGACCCTTTCTTTAGGTCACTCATCACGGCCTTCGGCACAGTGAGCTTTGTCACGGCCTTCGGATCGGTCAACAGATCTCCGCCAGCGGCGGCCTGGTCCAGTACGCCATTGATAAACTTACCGATAGAGTGCGCAAGCCGCGCGGTCCCGGTCATAACGCCCGACTCGGCCGAGCGGTCAATGGCAGAGAACTGCACGCGGCGCACGGCCCGGTCGAAGCGCGCGCGATTGTATTCGATGACCGCCACGCCCTGACCGATGACCGTCTCCTGAACATCGGCGGCCGTCGCCGGAGGCTCATTGCCATCAGGCTGTCCCTTCGGCGGGGCGTTCGGGTCCGGCGGCGCGTTCGGGTCTGTCTGCCCAGGCGTGCCGGGCGGCTGCCCCGGGGCCGCGGGCGGAGGCGCGGCCTTTTTGATGGGCTCGCCCTTGTCCGGCAGACTGAGCATCTCGCGCCAATACTCTTCGTCCGTGTCCGTGGGAATGACCGCGCCGGAAGAGACAAAGTTGTTCCAGATACTCGCCACGGCGTCGAGCATCGTCACCGAGAGCGGACGGAACCGGAACATTGGGTAAAGTCCGTCGCCGAAGTTGTAGTCGCCGAGTTCCTTGACGAGCTGTTCGTTGATCGTCTCTTCCAGGTCGCGCGCCTCGGCATTCAGCATCCACAGAAATGCCTCGAGCTGCGTCTTCGACTGCGCGTAGGCCCCGGTACTTCCCTGCTCACTGAGGCCGAGCAAGTTGGGCATGAGCAGGGCCTTGGCGATTGCCTGGTTATTCCGCGCCTCGGCCTTGTCAAACGCCTCCGTCGACGTGGGCTGCTCGACGTTGAGCTCGACGTCCTTCGGCATCAAGATGCCGGTCTTCGTATTGATGGAGCTCAGGATGCTCTTCAGCGCCTTGTAGTCGGCGCTCCCCTTTGTGATATTTGCCGCGCCGGTCGGCTTGGCCCAGACGAAGCCGCCGGCCAGGCGCTCGAGGTAGATGTTGCGGAGCTTGAGCGTCACATCCTTCGAGTACCAGGCCCGATAGGCCTCGCGCAGCTCGGTCTGTCCATAATACTCGTGTATGTGGGAGTTGTGCACGTGCAAGATGACCCGCGTCGGGTCGACCTCCTGGCGGCTCGCCCCCATGACCTGCTCGATGCTGTACAGATCGCCAAACTGATCTTGATTGAAGTAGAATGACGACTGCGGTTTACGGCGCAGCGACTTGATGCCCCAATACGCCTTGCCCTTATAGTCAAATGGTTGATAGCTCTTTTCGGTGACCGAGAACCCGTATTCAAGGGACGTCATGATCGCATTGAGCCCGCGCTGAAACGTGCCGGGCAGTCGGGCAACGGCTCGGCGCATCACGTCCTTGCGAAGGTCCATCTCGGCGTCGGTCAACTCGGCGGCAACGTCATCCTCAAACTCGAACTTCCAGCCGCGACCAGTGACCGCGTTGCGTCGAAAGAAGACCACGGCCTTGAGCTGCTCGTCAGACATCATCTTCGGGATGATTTGGTACCCGCGCCGGCCAATCATCTCGTCTGGGTTGTACTGCATGAACTGCCCGACGGAATAGAGCGCGGACAGCGACCACAGTACCTCGTCCGTAGGCGGCTGCGGGTCTTCTTTCTTTGCAAATCCGATCTCGAACTTACCAAGCCTCATACGCGGCCTCCAATTCTTCGCCCTCGATTATCGCGTCCATACCGCCCGACGGGAGTACAGGGACCTGCGTGGCGTAGACCATAACCGCGCTGTCGACGCGGTCCGGCGATTTGTTCGTGCGTTGTATCAATGAGCGCTTCGGTTCGAGGTCCTCGAGCCGCTCCTCGCCCTCGCGCGTGCGAATCCACGAGACCTGATCCATATACTCGTCCCATTCGGCCTCGTCCTCTGTAAAGTCCGGCGCGTATACGACGCGGCCGTCTCGATGCGCGTCTCGATAGGCGATGTGGCTTTGTACGCGACGGTTGCGCCACTGCTTCGGATCGTCGCTCGCGGCGCCGCCTTTATAGACGACGACCGGGTACTTGTGTTCGATCAACCAACCGGCCGCGCCGGACCCGGGACCGAGCGCGTCGACGACGATGTAATCGCGACCGCCTGCCTTGTCGCCGCCCCACGCGTCGAAGGTCTTGGCCAGGGCCTTACCCAACATGATCGGGGCCTTCGCCTCAGGGAACGAATGCTTGGTCTGTCGTAGGTAGTGGTCCGTTGTCTGATATAGGCGCGCTACGGTAATCACGTTGAAGTCATCGCCCCCGTCGGCCGCGTCCCCCGAGACCACGAGCGCAGGCACGGACCCGTCTTCTTTGAACTCACGTTCACGGGCGTCGGTGACCCAGTCCATTGCGATGAGCTGATTCTTTTCCGAATCGGCGAACTCGCCAAACGCGCGGACCTTCGTGACCGGGCTGTCCTTCCCATACTTGCGGATATACCGCTGCACCCAATCCTTTGGCGCCCGGTCGCTGTAGAAGACGTGCACGCCGGGGCGCTTACGGGCGCGGGAGATGACGTCGGCCGGCGCACTGCGAGGGATGATCTGCATGCGGAACACCAATTCTTTGACGCCCTTTTTGTTGTGCGACGAATAGAAGTCACCGCTCGCCCGCGTGCCGTTTCCGATCTTCACGACGACCGAACCGGGCGTGCTGAGCGTTCCCTCGATGGTCGGGATGAGCGGGTCGATACGCCGTGAGCTCGCCTCGTCGACGAGAAATAGCTGCGGATTGTCGTGATACCCCGCGAGCGACGTGTCTTCGGCCGCGGTCTCACAGATGAGGCCCCAGTCGGGATCGTTTGCGACTGACGTCTTGAGCGTATCGGCGTGCACTAGACTTCTGTACCAGTCGATCGCACCACGGAGCGCGAGCCGATACCGCGGCATAAACCGCGTTCGGAGTTGGTCCTGCTTCGGCGCCGTGACCACGGCCAGGCCGTAAAAGACAAAGTTCCACCAGTGCCCCGTGGCGGCAATGAACTGCGTCTTGCCCGTGCCGTGGCACGACACGATGGCGATATCATTAAGCCCGCGCTTATTAACACGGCGCCTGGCGGGCGGGCGGTGCACGTCGGCCACGGCCTCGATCGCAAAGAGCTGCCAGTCGTCGAGCGGAAAGCGAAGGACCTCGTCGAAGAACCACGCCGGCTCGTCAAAGGCCCGCGCACGGTACTCGGTCAATAGCTCGGCATAGTCTTGCACACGGGCGTTCATGCCAGGCCCCCGTTGACGGGCAGGTTTGTGAGCTTTCTCAGGATCACGGCGCGGCTCTTTTCGTCGAGGTCTCTCACGCGCTCACCATCGACATACACGCGCACGAGTCTGATCACCCGGTCCTTCGTGCGAGTGTATTCGACGAAGATGGGAGAGCAGCGACCAGCGGCGTCTCGGGAGTACAGTTGTTCGACCTGGCGGGGCACTAGTTCTTTCCCGCGCTCGCTTGCATCGCGGCGGCCAGTGTCGCCAGTGGGTTTTCGCCCTGTGGGTCCGTGAGCTCGACCGACTTCAAGTCGGGGAGTACTTTGTTCAACCGCTTTGCATTGAGGTCGATCGTCGCCTGGAGCGCGGCAATCTCTGCGCGGGCGGCTGCGACTTCTTCAGCGACGTATCGGCTGCGATTCTTGCGCAATGCGTCGGCGACTCGGGTCAGTTTCTTTTGTGCGTCTTCCCACTGCCGTAGGTACTCATCGGCCTGGAGTTTGGCGCGAAGTTCTTCAGCACGAATGAAGCGGTTCTTCGCCGCGCGTTCACGGACCTCTCGATCGCGCTTTGCTGTTTTGCTCGCTGCCATGAGTGCCAACCACTTAGTCCGCCGACCCGTTGACGTAACTATAACGGCCGCCGGGCGGGCCGGCCACCCATTTGGGAGGGCGAATCGGCGCCGCCCGATGTTACGACAAAAATCTTTTTAAATTTCTGGCACTTAGCGTTTTATCGTAACATCGTAACTTTCTAAGTGCTTGTTTTCGTTCATTTGTTACGATGTTACGTTGTTATATTAAGTATATAAAGTAAAGGAAAGTAATAAAGGAAAAAATCTAGAAAGAATAGGGAGGCGTCGTAACACGTAACATCGTAACAGGCCGATTTTCGCCGATTTCCGTTAAAAAACAACAATTTAAAAATTATTTACGGCTGTTACGATTTTGGGTTATCGTAACATTTCGCGGCCCCGGACCGGGCGCCGCCGGCTCGGGTCCCGCTCCCCGCATCCCGGCCGGTCGGCGTGGCGCGTCCTCGGACCCTGGCCGATCCGAATTTCCCGCGCCCGCCGTAGTGGTGCGGCGTCGATCTCGGGGCCGCGCCTAATACCAATGCCACGAAACTCGGGAGAGGCCGAATTCAATGACTGTCACCGCCACTGCGATGTATGAAAAGCTCGCTACGAGCGGGCTCGATAAAAAAGACGCGCAACGCCTTAAGATAAAATTTCTGAGTAAGACGCAGACCGCTAAGGTGACCGATGAGAGGTTCTCGGTCGCGTCGATGCAACTCCCGTACTTCGAACCTAATGGTAAGGCGAACCACTTCTGGCGCATTCGTCTGTTAGAGCAAAGCGCCTCGTTCAAGAAAAAGACTCCGCGCTATACGCAGCCCGCCGACACATCTCCACGTGTTTACCTACCCCCGCTGCTTAACAAGAATATGACCTGGTCCGACGTCGCCGCGGACGCCGAACAGCCGATCATCGTCACGGAGGGGGAACTCAAGGCCGCGTGCGCGACCAAGTACGCGCTGCCGACGATCGGGCTCGGCGGAGTCTGGTCATGGCGTTCGAAAAAGAAGGCCATCTCGTTCATCGCCGACCTCGAGCGCTTTGCGTGGGACGGCCGCGACGTTTATCTGGTATTCGACTCGGACCTCGCGACGAATGCGCAGGTGCGGCGGGCGCTGCACGCGCTCTCAAAGGAACTGACCGACCGCGGCGCCGAGGTCTACGTCGCCTATCTTCCCGGGCTCGACGAGCACGACGGAAAGACGGGCCTCGACGACTTCGTCGTCGCGCGCGGGGCCGAGGCGTTTCTCGATGTGCTGCGAGGCGCTGAGCCCTACGACCTTTCACGGGCGCTGCACGAACTCAATCTCGAGGTCGCTTACGTCGAAGACCCTGGGCTTATCGTCCGGCTCCGCGACGGGCTGCAGTACAAGCCGGGGGACTTTACCGCCCATGCGTTCGCGCATCGAACGTATCTCGAGGTCGACGAGGAATCAGGTAAGGCCAAAAAGAAGCCCCTCGCCCCGGCCTGGCTCAAGTGGCCCGGGCGGTTCACGCTGCGCCGATTCGTTTACGAGCCGGGGGGCGAGCGCGTCACGTCGGAGGGCGCGTATAACCTATGGCGCGGCTGGGGCGCCGAGCCGAAGAAGGGAGACGTCTCGCGTTGGCATCGTCTATTGGATCATGTTTTCGGCAAAGACGACGCGGCACGACAGTGGTTCGAGCGGTGGTGCGCGATACAATTTCAACGGCCCGGGGTCAAGCTTTATACATCTGTGCTCCTCTGGTCATCGGAGACCGGGTCGGGCAAGTCGCTCGCGGGCGTATCGCTCGGGAAGATCTTTGGCGAGAACTTCGTCGAGCTCAACGAGTCGATGCTCACCGGCAACTTTAACGGCTGGGCGAAGGGCAAGCAGTTCGCGCTCGGCGACGAGGTCACGGGCAATGACTCGCGGCAATTCGCCGATCTGCTCAAGGCGATGATCACGCGCACGACGATCCACATCAATGCCAAGTATATGCCGGTCTATGAGACGGCGGACGTGATCAACTACCTCTTCACCTCGAACCACCCCGACGCGCTCTTTATCGAGGACAAGGACCGGCGCTACTTCGTGCACGAGGTCACGTCGGGGCCGCTCGGGCTCGACTTCGCGCTCGACTACGACGAATGGCTACACCGCGGCCCGGGGCCGTCCGCGCTCTTCGACTACTTTCTCCGCTACGACGTCGGCGACTTCCGCCCACAGGAGCGCGCGCCGACGACCGCCTCGAAAGAGAGTATGATCTATCACGCGAAGTCCGACCTCGACCGCTGGGTCGCCGACCTCGTCGCTGATCCCGACGCCGCGCTTCGCGTCGACGGCGTCCCGGCGAAGGCGGACCTCTGGACCCCGGCGCAGCTCCTGCGGCTCTATGACCCGCTCGAGAAGACCCGCGTGACGGTGAACGCGGTCGGCAAGTCGCTCCGCCGCGCGGGCGTCACCGCGCTCCCCGTCGTGCGGACCTCGGCCGGGCCAACGCGGCTCTACGCGATCCGCAACGCCGACAAGTGGGCGAAGGCCAAGCCGAAGGCCGTCGTCGAGGCGTTCGAGGCCGGGCCGGGTGGGCGGCGAAAAAAATATTAAGAAAATAGTTTACATCTATACAATTTTAGTTTATATATTATCGGTAACGGCGCGGCGACCAGGCCGACCGTTTGACACACGTAAACCACGAAAAAGAGGAGACGGATGATGGCACTGCCAAAGACCCTCGGCACCTGCGCCGACAAGCTCTATCAGATGAACCAGGACCTCGCCGCGCTCAAGCGCAAGCACGAGGCCGAGCAGAAGAAGTACAAGGATAAAATCCGCGAGTTAGAAGAGCACGCGCTCGGCCTGATGAATGCCCAGAAGATCGGAGAGACCAAGGGCGTCGCCGGCCGGCTCAAGCGCGAGATCAAAGACGTGGCGAACGTCCCGGACTGGTCGAAGTTCTTCGAATACGCCAAGGCGCACGACGCGCCCGACCTCTACCAGCGGCGCATCAACTCGAAGGCCGTGTTTGACCGGCTCGAGGCCGGGGAGAAGGTACCCGTGAAGGTCGAGCACCTGACCGTCCTCAAAGTGCTGAAGGCGTAGCCCGATGGCACGTCGAAAGCGCTATATCTTTGGCGGGCACTACTCCGTCACGGGCACGCTGATCCGGCGCGAGGTCCCCGGCAAGGGGACGTACCCCGGCCGGATCATCGATGGTTACGGTCGTGACGAGCCTCGCCAGGTCGTACTCTGTATCGACGGCGAGCCACGACAGTTTTCGCTCGACTATATTCTCACGTCCGAGCGGCCTCGCTGGTCGCGCGGCACGCCCAAGCGGAGCCGGGCATGAGTGCCGCGATCGGGGTCGGAACCCGCGTCTTGATCGTCGGGGACTCTCGCGTAGGTTCGGCGTATGCCTGCCACGTCGGAAAGGCCGGAACGGTGATCGAGGAACTTCCGATCGGCTATGTCTTCAGTGTCGCCAACGCAGGGCCGCGTCAAGGCGAGCTTCGTAAGTTGACTGCCCCATGTTTCATCGTCGACTGTGCGCCCGACGTCTTATGGAGCGCCGA